GGTGTCTTCGGTGTCCACAGCTTTCGCCTGCGGCTCGTAGACCGCATCGTACCACTTGTTATAGACATCATCGGTGGTGTTGGTACCGGTCTTCGCCTTGACATAACCGTTTGCCAGAGGGGTTGCCTGCAGGTTCAGGGTGTCCGTCTTGACTTCCTTGCTGTCCTCATTGGTCTCACCCTCGATAGACGGACGGCTTGCCACACAGTTGTACAGCACATGACGGATGTGACGCTGGTCGCCATCAAACTCGAACAGAAAAGCAAAATGCTCCAGTTCCACATTGGCGTTCTCTGCAAGCACGCCGTTGCCATCCAGCTCCTCGTGCATAATGTCCGTGAGGAAGCTCTCCGGGATCAGCGCGATCTCCAGATCACCCTCGTAGCCGGAGTTGTTATTCACGACATAGTAGGCGATGTTGTCCGCATAGAACGGTTCAATCTCGCCATTGGCATCCATAGAAAGACTGACTGCACCGGGGATGCGGACCGGCTTTGCATAGGTGACGCTGCCATCTTCGTCAAAGGTCGCCTTGGCATAATGGCAGTTTTTCAGGCCAAATTTGACCTTATTGCTTTGCTTCGACATAGGTTATTCCTCCTATCGTCCTGCGGCTGGCTTATACGGTCAGCTCATACAGGACTTCATACATTTTTTCGGTTTCGATCCAGACCTCGCTTTTCTCATAGTAAAGTTCGTGTGCGGTCAGGACCTCTTCAATGCTTGCTTCCATATCCGGGTCTTTGTAATCGGTATACACCTCAATGTCCAGCCGGTTGAAATGGTGGTACACAAGGTTGTCCGCACCGAAATTCTCGGCTTTCGGATACAGGAAGCAGATAAATGGTGGATCAGGGCTCTCCCCTTCTGCGAAATGGTCATACGCATAAGGAAGCCCCATTTCCTCCACCAGAGCTTTTACTTCTTCGTGGGTCATTGGTTCCTCCTTACTTTAGTGCCTTTTCGATGAGAGACTGGAGCTGCTCGATACCAGCCTGCTCTGCCGGAGCGATATGGGGTCTTCCTGCCACCCGTCCGCCGCCGCGCTTGGCATGACCTTTTTCCAGCAGATGTGCCAGCTGGTAGCGGTTCTTGGAATGCACCACCATCTGAAGGCTCTGGCTGGATTCGGACTGTTTGGTCGCCACCCAGCTTCCTTTGTATGCGCCCGTTCTGGACGGTGCATTGGCCGAGATCTGGTCTTTGACCGTTTTGGCAGACTTACGGACAGCACTCTTCACCTGCGTGGAAGCAAGCGTTGCATATTCTTTTAAGCCTTCGTTGATGGCGTCAGCCATCTCATCAATGCTGACGGTTCTGCTCATCCGGTTGCCTCCTCTCCAGTCTGCAATGAATCTTCAGGATCTTCTTCTGATAGTTCATCGGGTCAACGGATTCGATATTGTAGAGCTGCTCCCGGAAGCGGATGCGGTAACCAGTGGAAGTTAATCCTCTGGTCTCGCTGCACCAGCGAACCGTAAACACCACGCTCTTCTGTTCAGCTGTGGCCTCACCTTCTTCTTCCTGTGCCTGATAGGTCGAAGCGTAGGCAAAGCAGGTGAAATATTCCTCCCATGTGTTCCGATGGTTTCCGACCTTATCGGTCACGACCGTGCTTTTCTCGATTGTGATCCGCTCATTCAGTTTCTCGATCATCAGAACACCCCCTCCCTCACAGCAAACAGAATGGAACGAAGCGTCAGCATCAGCTGCTTATGGTCAGCTTCGTCCCGGTGCTCATAGAGATACCCCAGTGCATACAGAATCGCCACACGACAGGTGCTGCGCAGGGCTTCCAGTTCCCTTGTGGGCTGTACTCCGTTCTCGGCATCCTGGTCAGCGGCATTGACTGCCTCCCACTGGTCTTCCGAAAGACGGCCAACGTCCTTGCACATCTGCTCCGCAGAAGATAAAAGGATGCCGATCAGGGCATCCTCATCGCTGCTGTCCACGCGGAGATAGGTCTTCGCTTTGTAAAGCGGGATCAGTGCCATAACCGGCTCCTCCTTTCCAGACTTTCTTAGCCCTGCGGTGCCATCTGCAGAAGCTGTACGGCTTCGGGCAGGATCAGCTTGCCATCCACACGCTGGGTGGTCAGGAAGCCGACCTGATCAGTACGGGCATACAGCTCGTTCAGACGGCGGAAGGTGCGGTTCTGGCGGTCAGCCACCCAGTAGTAGCTGTAATCGCCAAAAGCCATGACCTTGCTGCCACCCTTGATCTCCGGCATGAAGGCGGAAGTCTTCAGCGGACGGTTCAGCAGGGTATCCGGCTTGCCGATCTCCAGACCCGGCTTCCAGATATAGTTGCCGTTGTTGTCCTTGATGGTCATCAGCTGCAGCACCAGGGCTTCGTTGCAGAGGAACTGTGCCTTCTTGCGGTACGGAGCCTTCAGTGCATAGTAGAGCTTGAAGATCTCATCGAAGGTAACGGCATCCTTCTGGGCAGCGGTCACACCGACCTTGGCACCGCCGGTCTCAGCCAGCAGACCCAGAGGCTTGCCCACACCGTCACCGGTGATAAAGGCGCGCTCCTCTGCGTTGCCCATACGCACACCGAAACGGCGGGCAATATAGGTGGCGAGGTCAAAAGCGGAGTCGTTCAGCAACTCATTGGAGATCTTGATCATAGTGCCCAGCTTGTATGCAGACAGCATGGTCTGGCCGAAGGTAGTATCGCTCTCCGGGATCTCCTCACCCTCATCGATCCAACTGGCTTCACCGGTATCCTCTGCGATGGGGATCTTACGGGTGCCGGAGCTGGTGCGGATGACCGTTGCCAGACCACGGAAGATGTTGTTCTCCTCCAGTGCCTCCACCAGCTTCTTCTCGAACTCATCGGGAACGGTAAAGCCGCCCTCGGTGTCCTCACCCACAGACAGGGCATTGCGGACCTCGCCGTAATGGCCACGGTTGCGGATCATGTTCCAGAAGTTCTCGGCATACTCGGCAGTGGCGGTCGGCTTGACATCCTTCTTGGCACCGTTCTTCGGGTCAGCATGGACAGGACTGGAAGTCGGTGCAGACAGCTGTGCCTCGATCTGTGCCTGCTGCTCCAGACGCTCGATCTCTGCACCCAGGTCCTTGACCTCCTGTGCCATCTTGTTGTACTGCTCCACGGCCTCAGCCTTTACCAGACCGTTCTCGCCGCGGTTCTTCTCCAGAAAGTCCTTGGTCTGCTCCCAGAGAGTGTTGCGCTTGGTGCGCAGTTCCAAAATCTTACTCATAGTGTTTGTCCTCCATAGATTGATTTGTGGTGATATAAATAACAGCCTGAATGCACATCACTTCATGCACTCAAGCTGTTTCATCAGGATATTGTAGGGGATGCTGCCATCCTCGGTCTTGCCGTCCAGATCAAGGACAGGGCCGGAATTGGCAGGTGATTCGGCTGGAGGTGTCGGCTCTGCGGACGGTTTCGGGTCAGCAGGCGGCTCCTTCGGCTCAGTGTGCTTCTGACCTACGTCTTCCGGCTTCACACCCAGACGGTTCAGGACGATTAGATCCATCTGACGGCTGGAGAAAAGGTGCCCTGCCGTATCCTTCTGGAACGGCTTCTTTTCTTCGCCCTCGCCCGGTTCACTGTCAGGGTCTTCTTCCGGATTCTCCGGGTCTGCCGGGTCACTGTCCGGCTCCTCCTCTTTCTTTGCAAAGAGGATCTCGTCTGCGAAGCCCAGCTCCACAGCCTTCTTCGCATTCATCCAGGTCTCATTGCTCATGAGGTTGGCAATACGGGCGTGGCTGAGTCCGCTCTTTGCAGCATAGGCATTGATGATGCTCTCCTTGACTTCGGTCAGCACCTCAATGGCTTTCTCCATGTCCTTGGTGTTGCCCATCGCAACCGTGCTGGGGTCATGGATCATCAGCATGGCAACAGGACTCATCTGAACAGTATCACCGGCCATTGCCACAACAGATGCAGCAGATGCCGCAATTGCATCGATCTTGACCGTGATGCTGCCCTTGTAGTCCTTAAGCATGGTATAGATCTCGGCAGCGGCGAACACATTTCCGCCCGGACTGTTAATCCAGACGGTCACATCCCCCTCGCCGGATTCCAGCTCATCACGAAACATCTGCGGCGTGATCTCATCACCCCAGAATGATTCCTCATCGATGGGACCTTCCAGCCGGAGGATTCTGGTGTCGTCACTGTTTTTGATCCAGTTCCAGAATTTCTTCATCGGGTTCTCCTTCTTTCATTCTTTCGTGGCTTACTCTCACTCAGCCGATTTTCGCTGTCAGGTTCTTCTTCCGGATCTTGTTCCTCTGGCTGTGTCTGTTTGGGCTGATTCTGCTGGACTGCGGCAGCTTTATTCTGCTGTGCCACTCCTGCATCTTTCAGCTTCACATAGCCGCCGTTCAGGTAGTAGTCGTCACCACCCTCCTCTGCCGGGATGAGATCCATGTTCTCCAGACGATGCACATCATTCGGAGAGAGGAAGCCGTTGCTGATGCCGGTCGCATAACCGTTCATCCGGCTCTGGTAGTCGCCACGAAGCAGACCGTCCACATTGAATTTTGGAAAGTAGGTATCCTGCTCCTCCTCCAGCAGCAGATCCTTGATGATGCCCTGCTCGATGCGGACAAGCCACGGAGTCAGGGAGTGCATCACGAAGTTAAGCGACTGGTATTCAATGTTGGAGAATGTGGCTCTGGACAGATCGGCTACCAGATGCGGAGGCACACGGAAGATGCGGCAGATCTCCGTCACGGAAAACTGCTTCGTTTCCAAAAACTGGCTGTCTTCCGGCGGCAGGGAAATCGGTTTGTAGGCCATGCCCTCTTCCAGCACTGCCACACGATGGGCGTTCGCTGCGCCACCATAAGCCGCTTCCCAGCTATCCCGGATACGGTTCGGGTCTTTCACAACGCCGGGATGTTCCAGCACACCACTGGGCTGTGCGCCATTCTTGAAGAAGGAGGAACCGTACTTATCCACCGCAATGGAAGTACCGAGGCTGTTCTTCATCATGGCGATCGGTGAGAAACCGATCAGACCATTAAACCCAAGCCCCGGCACATGGAAGATCTCGTCCCGGCGAAAGTAGAGGTCTTTATTCTGCTCTCCCGGAACTTCATCCGTGTAGGCGTGGTAGATATAGTAGAGCTCGCCACTCTCATCTCGGTCGACTTCGACATTTTCCGGCAAAAGCGGATACAGCCCCAGCACCGTGTTCTTGCCATCCCGGACGATCTGTGCGTAAGCGTTTCCCCAGAGGAGCAGGTGGGTCATCAGTGTTTCCCAGAAGACAAAGGATGTCATCTCCGGGTTGGGCTGGCGATACAGAATCTTATACAGTGGATGATCCCTCGCCTTTTCCTTGTTGCCGTTATCGTCTGTCATCCGATACAGATGCAGCGGCAGTGCCGCAATGGACTCTGCCAGCAGACGGACACAGGCATACACAGTCGGGATCTGCATGGCTGCTTTCTCATCCACCTGCTCCCCGGCATTGGAGCGGCCAAACACAAAGGTCTGCCCGGAATCGCGGACGTTATCCGTGACCTTCGGCAGACCTTCTTTTGGCTGTTCTGTTTTGGGAGAATCCCTTGGATTCTCAAACCCCATCCATTCCCAGAATCCCATTAAGCCTTATCCCCCTTTTCCAGTTCCGGCAGACCGGCAAGGCTGGTACCGAGGGACGCAACACCTGCCACGATCACTGCACTGCCGACCGCCATCCAGTCCACCGTGCCTCCGGGCATCTGTGTCACGACCAGGGCCGCGCCGGTCTGGAACATTGTCTTTGCAGCACGGATGCCGGCTGCCTTCCACCATTCTGCACTCATCAGATACTTCATTGTGTTTTCCTCCAAATCTTCATATCAAAAAACGATCATGTCACGTTCGTCATAGACGCTTCCCTGCTGCTGTCCTTCGTTTCGGATGCAGCGGTCCAGTGCCATGATCGCAGCGACGATACCATCGATCTTCTCCGGCGATTTTGCCTTTGTCGGCTTGATATTGCCTGCCGGGTCGGTATCCACGACCACATTCCCCGCCATCCATGCCATGACCGGGTTGCCGCCGTGGGTAATACGCCCTTCCATCAGGAGCTTGTAGAACTCTTTGGTAGGCGGGCTCATATCTTTAAAACCCTGACCGAAAGGCACGACCGTAAATCCCATCCCCTCAAGGTTCTGGGTCATCTGCACCGCACCCCATCGGTCAAAGGCAATCTCCAGAATGTGATAGGTCTTGCCCAGCTCCTCAATGACTTTTTCGATAAATCCGTAGTGGATGACATTGCCTTCTGTCGCCATCAGGTAGCCCTGCTGATACCAGACATCATACGGAACGGATGCCCTGCGCACCCGCTGGGGGATCGTGTCCTCCGGTATCCAGAAAAACGGAAGCATGATGTACTTCTCCTCTGGAACTCTGGGCGGGAACATCAGCACAAAAGCCGTGATGTCTCCGGTGCTGGACAAGTCCAGCCCTCCATAACAGTCACGGCCTTTGAGGGCTTCCATATCGATTGGCTGGTTGCCGAGGTCATAGATGTGTTCCGGGATGAACCGGGTCAGCGAGGACACCCACATATTCAGACGAAGCTGCTTGAACACATTCTCCTCCGCCGGGTTGTCCAGTGCTTCCTGATATGCATCCCGGACACGCTGGATCTGAATGGTCTGCCCCAATGAGGGATTTGCCTTATACCAGTTGGCTTCATCATGCCAGTCATCCTCATCTGTCAGTCCATAGACCACGGGATAAAATGTGTGGTCGATCTTACGTCCGGCCAACAGGTCAAGTGCCTTCATGTGCAACTCGTAACAGATGCTCTCCTTGTCCGTGCCGGCCGTGGTGATCAGGAAGAACAGCGGCTGCTCACGGGCATCACCGGAACCTTTGGTAAGGACATCATAGAGTTTTCGGTTTGGCTGGGCATGAACCTCATCCAGCACCAGACCTGACACGTTCAGACCGTGCTTCGTACCAACTTCGGCAGACAGAACCTGATAAAATCCTGCGTTCCCGTAGTTCACGATGCGCTTGGTGGCTGCCATGATCTTGCACCGTTTCAAAAGTGCCGGGGTCATCTGCACCATCTGATGGGCAACATCAAAGACGATGGATGCCTGCTGGCGGTCAGCTGCAGCACCATAGACTTCGGCAGATGGCTCATTATCGGCAAAAAGCAGATACAAGGCCACCGCAGCGGCAAGCTCGGATTTTCCGTTTTTCTTGCCGATTTCGACATAAGCCGTGCGAAACTGACGGTTCCCTTTTTCGTCCACGATGCCGAACACATCCCGGATGATCTGCTCCTGCCACGGAAGCAGCCAGAACCGCTTTCCTGCCCACTTACCTTTGGTGTGTCGGAGGTTCTCAATAAAGGTTACTGCCCGATCTGCTTTTGCGGCATCGTAATGGCAGCTGGGAAGCATGAACCGACTTGGTTTATAGTCCTTCAGTTTCGGATAGTTTTTCGGTCTGCACTCTGCCATCAGCTTCCACCTCCTCCCAGCAGATTTTCCATCTCATCGGTAGCATCCGCAGGACCGCCGTCCGAAGCAATGATGCGGCTTCGGGAGGACGGGGTCAGGCCGAACTGCTCTGCGAACTTGTTCATAATCTTCAGATAGGTCTGTGCGATGGACACCTGCGGCACCTGCTGCCAGTACCCGGACGGGGTCTTGACGATAGTGCCGTGCTGGGTGATGAACTCCTCTGCCTCCTTCCATCGGGCATACGCCTGACAATAACCGGCAAAGGCCGCCATGTCCACTTCGGTCAGGATGCCGATGGCTTCCATCTGTTTGGCAAGTCTACGCCACTCTTTCTTTGCTTCCGGCTCCAGCCACTTCGGACAGGCCGGTGCTTTCTTATTGGGCTTCGGTTCGCTGGTGTTCAGCGGATGCTTGCCCGGATTACCTTCCAGTTCCTTCATGGCGGTCGGCTTTGGTTTTCTGCCTCTGGTAGCCATTGGCATCTCCTCCTTTCTGCAAAAATGGGTAAAGAAAAAGGACCTCCAAAGAAGTCCTCGAAATATCATTTTCCCAAACGGGAAACTTTTTCGTATGAATAGTAAATAGTTTCCCATTTTGACAACTTTATATAAAACACATCGGATACGAGGCACAGCCCCTTTTCGGAGCGTGTACCTTTTGGGTGCTGTTATGCGTTGGGGTTGGCTTCCTTCCAAGCCTCGTACTCATCGACCAGCTCCGCTTCCTCGATGACCTGCCAGACGCTACAGAAGCGGCTTCTCTGCTGCTCGATCTCCGCTTCTGTCCAGTCTTCCGGCTTGCGGCTCATGTCGTGGTAGGCATCCATCTCCGCTTTCGTCCGGAAGAAAAGGATCTGCTTCAGCTTCAGCGTTTCCTCGTTGTTCCGCAGGCTGTACCGCTTGTCTTCTGCCGCCCTGCAAAGGCTTCCGAGGTCGTTGCAGCTGAGGGTCATGTCCTGCTTGAAGGCGATCTCGATGCCAATCAGCTTCTTCTCGGTGTCGGCTTCCTTAATGTTCTTGAGGTAGGTTTTTGCTTTGTTCGTCATGATCTGTATCCTCCGTGTGTTTTGTTTTCCGTAGGGCTTTTCCCTTCGTTGTGACTGTATATTACCGTCACCGCCCGGACATAGCAAGCGGCTATGCTGCACGATCATACACACCTCTTTTTGTCGGATTTATGTGTATTTACACGCCGGAGAAATCCGCCACTACGAGCAAAAGCCCCCGAAGGAGCTCTGCCCTTTTTCAGTGTGCGTTCTTGATGCACCACTCGATCGCGTGACCGGCATCCGTGTAGGTCTCATCGGAAATCTTCAGAAGCTCCAGTCGGCACTCAATCGGTGACCAGCCTTCCTCTGGGTCTTCGACAAATCCGTATACCGCTCCCTCCAGCATGCCATTCCAGTTCATCTGGGCAACCAAAACCCGGTCACCGAACTGCATGATGCTGTCGTAGCAAGGTCTGAGTCGGTCGTAGAAACTCTCAATGCTGATGTTGTTTTCTGGAAAGTCGATCAAATGCTTTTTCATGGTGAATTCCTCCGTGTTTTCGTTTTTCCCTTGGGGCTTTCCCCTTTCGGTATGTGCATATTACCGTCAGGTGCAAAGGATAGCAAGCGGCTAAAGTACACGATCTTCCGCTCGGAATACCAGGCAGAATGTACATCACTCTGCGTCCTGCTCCATGAGTTTCACTATGGTGTCGTAGAAGAACTGCGGGTCATATGCCAGCGGCTCCCGTCCGGCTTCCTTATCCATCCTGATCTGGTCTTCCACCATATCCTCGGCATCCCCCAGTGTGAAGGCATCCTTATCGCTGTCATTCATGTGGTTGTAGATTTCCACGATGGTATCCATCATCCGTTCTCCCATGTGCTTTTCCTTCCTGGCGCATCCACACCCCCACATCTGCCCCTGTGTGGGGCTGTGTCGGGGGCTGTCGGTTTATCTGGTCATCCGTCCCAGCAGGTAGGCTTCCTCCATTGCTTTCTGGACGCCCCAGACCGGAACCTCAATGAAGTCCTCGCTGTCATTGTCGCGGGCTTCGAGGTCGCCCCGGCTGTCTACCGCTGCCATCAGGCGCTTGGCGATCTCCAGCAGGGCTTTTTCTTCTTCCTTGGTAATGTTCTTCTTCATGGTGGTTTCCTCCGTTTTTCTTGGTTTTCCGTTTCGGTATGTGCATATTACCGTCTATGTCACACACTATCAAGCGGCTATACTACACAAAGATAGCCGCCCGGAACTGTGCGTATTACAGCAGAAGAAAAGGGCTGCCGTTACCGGCAAGCCCCATGTGTTTCTCTGGCTTAGTAGTCTTCTTCGTCCTCGTAATCTTCCTCTTCGCCCCAGTCATCTTCCTCTTCATCCCAGCTGTCATCCTGGTCTTCTTCCTCATCCTTGAAGTCCCACATATCTTCGGTCGGCTGGTTTCTAAGGTCTGGGTTCTGCTCAACATAGTCGGCAACCGCTCCGCAAAGGATGTCCAGAACCTTTTCGTAGGCTTCCTCGCTGTAGACTGCCCAGGCATCTGCAGTCAGTTTAGCGATTTTGTCGTTGCCCTTGGCTCCAAGGAACCGCCCTGCAGGGTTGCAGGTTTCCTTGCCGTAGCCGATGCCCAGCTGGTCGCCGTCGTTGTAAAAGCGGTATCCGATGCGGCTCATTGCCCTTACCAGCTCCCCTGCGAGGCTGTCTGCCTTGCCCGTATCCGGTACCAGTTCCTTGAAAAGTTTATTGATGCGGTCTTCGTTCTTCGTCATTGTCGTATCCTCCGTTTTTGTTGTTTTCCCCTTTCGGTATGCACATATTACCGTCACCTCGAAACACTATCAAGCGGCTAAACTACACGATCATTTGACCCTGTAATTGTCATATTTATGTGCTTTTCATGCCAGCTTTCGGAAGACAGACACGAGCAAAAGGCTGGTCATTTCCAGCCCCTTGCGCCTGTCGGTCTTGCCTTTAGCGGATGATTTCGAGGTAGCTTACGTTGCCCCAGCAGTCCGTTCCCTTGAAGCGGATGCGCTTGTCGTTCTCCCTGTCGAGGGTGAATTTCCGAAGGAGCTTCATCTTCTGGATGCGGTTCAGAAGGTCCTTGCCGTTCTTCGCATCCTCAACGGCATCCCTGATCTCGACCACCGCACTGTCGCTTCCGTACCAGAGGTTGCTGAGTGCCTCTGGAATTCCGTTTGCAAGATAAAGGTTGATTTTTGTGTAGGTCATGTTTTTGTTCTCCTCTCAAAATGTCATCGTTTCCAGAATCTCATCCGCGCCTGTTTCCCAGTCGTGGCAGCTAAGTTCGATTTTGCTGTACATCTCTGCGCTGTCCGGCTCATCGAAAAGCCGGAAGCATTCTCTTGCCAGCTCCTCGCTGGTGTGCTGCTGGATTTCATCCGGCTGTCCATCCAGCCGTGTAAAGGTGATCTCGTAAGTGTAGCGTTCCATGTTCTTTGCCCCTTTCGTTTTGGTAGCTGTATATTACCGTCACTGCCGGATACTATCAAGCGGCTAAAGTACACGATCATCTGCCCCCTGATCTGGAGGATTTATGTGTTTATCCGGGGAGGTTTCCCTCCCCGTTTTCTTAGCTGAACATCTCTGCCGTGTCATCGTCGATCCAGAGGTGCATGCCGTCTGCTTCCATAATCGCATGGTCTTCATGAACCTCGGTGATGATTCCTTCCCGTCTTCCGCTTCCATCGAATTCGTTCCAGTGCCATGTTGTCTTTCTCCCTTTTTTCCATGTTCTCCAATCAGCCATTTTGCTGTCCTCCTTTGCTTTTTGTAGCTGTATATTACCGTCACCGCCCTGTGATAGCAAGGCCATAAAACGTCATATTATCAACGATCTTTGCCCCTCATGTTTGGTACATATATAACCCCTGATTGACTTGCTATATATGTGTTTCTGCGGCATTATACACACAACGAAAGCAAAGAAAACCAAACCAAAAACGGAGGACAAAAACCATGAAAAAGACCATTACAGAAGTTGAAACCGCAATCGAAAACCGCATCGCAGAGCTTGAAGAAGAATACGAGCTGGATATTTACGACCGCAACGACATCCGGGAAGAAGAATACCAGAAAGCCGGATGGCGGCACGACCCCTTCCCAGAAGAGCTTGAGGAAGAGGACGAAGAAGAGGAAGAAGATTGGCACTACCACAGCATGGAGGAACGACTGAACGAGGTCGGCATGAGCATGAGGGATTTCTTCTAAGGAATCCCAAAAGGCTCCCCCAGCAGAAGCTGGGGTTCTGCCTCGTATCCCCCGTTTTGGTTTGGTATGATACACAAAACCGCTGCCAGATGTTTGTGTACATTATGGCGGCGGTTCTCCTTGCTATCGTTGCTTTCCAGAGGTAATATACAGTAAACTGGAAGGGGGTTCCCATTCTTTTGAGGCCCCCATTTTCCGTCTAATCGGCTTCGCCCTGCATTGCCTGATGCATCACCCTGCGGTTATGCGCTCTGGCTTTCTTTTTTAGGTCCCTTTTCCATCTGCGGATGGTCACCGCCTTACAGTGGTTTCTTGACCATTCGTATTCATCCAGAATGTATCTGCCGCCGTGTTCCCTCTCGCCATAAGCCGGCATCTTTCTGTGTCCCATAGGCTCCTCCTGTTAAACTAAGCCCTCCCGGTCTTTTCTGGCCGAGAGGGTATTTTTTCTGATTGCGATAGCTTATTCCGGCTTCGTTCCGTCATCCATCTGGATGACTGCCATCTGCCCGAACATGCTGACGAATGCCTCCGGCACCCAGAAGCGTTCCCTGAATTTCTGAATCAGGTCCTGTGGCAGCTCTGCGAAATCTTCCTCGCCCAATCCGCAGATGAAGAAGTTTCCCTTGATGGGCTGCTCCAGCTCCGGAATGTATCGGCTGAATGGCTTCTCGGTGAACAGCCCGTTGTCATCGGTGACCAGGGCGGCGCGTTCTTCCCACGGGTAGGTGGCTGTGATGCAGTCGCAGTCGAGGATGCGGTAGAACTCTTTCAGGGAGTTTTCAATGTCAACCACCTGCGGATGCTCCATCGGTTTGATCAGAAGAACTTTCATTCGACCCAACCCCCTTTCACAATTGCCCAGTCTGCAAGATGCATCTTCTGCTGTCCGCCCCATGCAATGTCCTCTAACGCTTCCTCCGTTCCGCAGCGGTTGCAGATCTGGATGTCCGCCCTTCGGCTGAGTGCCTGCTGCTGATGGTCGTAGCAGTCAGGCTTTGCTCCGCACCTGGGGCAACGTGGGCCGGTCTGTCGCGTTTTACCAAGGTGGTCGAGCGACACCTTGACCTCGGCATCCGTTGCCACACGGTGGCAACTGTCCGCGCCGTAGGCAATGTTCAGATGGCTTCCGGTGTCCCAATTCACCAAGATGTTTCCGGCATCATCGACCCCGTTGCAGGTTCCCTGCGTTCCGATGGGCGGTGCCTGCCTGTCATCCATCTCATCGAGGACGATTCGGCATCCGACCGGGAACTCTTTTCTCAACTTCTTGACCATTTTCTGATCTGCGAAATTCATGCCTGCACCTCCTCGATCATCCGCTGGGCGGCATCCTTATCCATGCATTCCTTCAGCGCACCTTCGAGGATGTGCATCGGGAAGTGGAATGCCTTGTAGCCGTCATGCAGGACTTTGTAGTAATACCGGCTCGGTGCGCGGCGTCCGAAGTCGTTCTCCATGATATATACCATTGCGGTCACCATCTCCGGTTCTGCCCCTTCCCGGAGCAGTTCGATGTTCAGGTCTTCCTTGCGGTAGTAATTCGGGTAGCCCTCATAGAGGTCGAGGTTTCCTTCGTCCCTTTCCGAAATCTCCCACACCAGAACCGGCGTGTTCTTCTTCGGGTTCGGTGCGATGGTGGCGCAGCCCCGGAACAAAAGCTCCCAGCCTGCCAGCACCGCCTGCCCTGCAATTTTTGCATCCGGACACCGGTATGCCATCTGCTCCACCGACAGGTTGCTGCCGTAGGCGATGTAATATTTCTTATTCTTCATTTGAATCTCTCCCTTCGGTTTTCTCCGCTCTTGTCTGGCGGTATGGTATATATCACTCTTCTGCCCTGATTTATCAAGGCCGATGAGCATCATATACTGCACAATGTTTTTTGCTTTTGATCGTGTACTCTTACATCATCTGCTGCTTCTTCAGATACCGGATGGCTTCCGCCCTTCCGATACTAGCTGCCAGTCCACGCTTCAGTGTGTCCAGCGGAAATTCCCAGTCGCTGTATCCGCCGCGCAGCAGTTCAAAATACTCGGCATCCGGGCAGCCAAGCCGCCGGTCCTCGTGCATCACATAAGCGATGCAGGGCTTTGCCTTTTTCATGCGGTTCCCGTTCAGGTTCCAGACCGGAAGCTGGAACTGTTTCTTGTAGTAGTATCTTGGGCAGCCCTCGTACCGGTCCAGCAGGAGCTCATCATATTCCGAGAGCTTCCAGACCACTGCCGGTACGCTTTCATTGGCGTCCTGTTCAATGGTGGCATAGCAGCCGGTCTTGCTCTTTTTGAACAGGAG